ACTGGTGAAGTAGACGGAGAAGAATGCACTCATTGTGATGGCTCTGGTTATCATAGCGATGAGGAAGAGGAGATGGAGGGTGATGCAATCGAAGTCGCTACAATTATTGTAGAAGACAATCTTGAAAACACGGAAGAAGAGTATCCCTCAATTCCTAAAAACCGAGTTGGTGGTGTACGCAAACAAAAGTACGCTTATACTCAATAACGGGCCACTCGCGGAAGCGACCCCCAGAAAGAAGTACTATGATGGCAAGAAAGAAATACAGTCGTGCAGACGAAGAAAATGATTTATCTTATTCAGAAGAAATGGCAAAGGGCACTGAACAGACTACTGAGGCTTCAGAGAATGCTCAACCTGTTTCTGGCGAGGAGATCACGTTTAAGAAAAGGTATGCCGACCTACGAAGGCATTCCCAGCAGCTCTTATCCCAAAAGGATAAACAAATAGCAGACACTCGACGCCAGCTCGAAGTCGCTTCTAAAGCACAAATTAAGTATCCCAAAACTGATGAAGAGATAAAACAGTGGGAAAAGAAATATCCAGACGTAGCACAGGTTATTGATACCATAGCACGTAAACGATCTGCGGAAGCTCTCGAAGAGGGTGAGAAAAGGTTGGCTGGATTGCGTGACTTAGAAACAAAGCTTACTCGTAAAGAGGCTGAACAGGAGCTTATGAAAGCACATCCTGATTTTTCTGAAATACGGCAAGATCCCGTGTTCCATGAATGGGTTGCTGAACAGCCTTCTTATATAGCGGATGCATTATATAAAAATAATACAGATGCACGCGCCGCTAGTCGAGCAATTGATTTATATAAAGCAGACCAGGGTACAGTTAAAAAATCACCCAAATCTGCTGCTGCTTCAGTAGGAAGAACATCAAGTTCAGCACCTACTACTAAAACTAAAGCAGCATTTAGTGAATCTCAAATTAACAACATGTCAGACAAAGAGTTTGCAGAGAATGATAAGGCTATTAGAAAGTCTATCGATGATGGAACTTTTAACTACGACATCACAGGATCAGCACGATAATTGTTGCTATATTAGCAATACTTGTGCTATAATATTTAAAGTAACAGGTATTATGCGATGTCTGTTACTTTAACTTTTAAACAAAAGGCCGCGTCTGCCTACCCTTTCGTTTAAAAACACTTCAGAAGAATTTTACGTAAGTCTACCAGTAAAGGTTTGGCCCAATTATTCGGCGGAGGCATCTGCTAGATAACTGCACCCATACTCCCTACTGCCACTTGTTGAATAAAAACTTCTGTGTCTTGAAGAGAGCCTAATTCTGGGTTCTCAGCCATTTCACTTATAAAGGAGTAATACAATGGCAATTGCGGCAGCATCTGGCTATTCCCAGTTTTCTGGTGGTGGCTTTAGTCCTGTCCTGTACGCTAAAAAAGCGCAACTTGCATTACGCAAGAGCTCTACCGTAGAGGACATCACAAATTCCGATTATTTCGGAACCATAAGTTCATTTGGCGACTCAGTTAAAATTATTAAGGAGCCAAGCATAACAGTAACCGCTCTTGAAAGAGGTACAGCCCTTGCTACACAAGCATTGACTGACACCGATTTCACAATGGTTGTTGATAAAGCAAACTATTTTCAGTTCGCTTTAGACGACTTGGAAGAGCATTTCACCCATATCAACTGGATTGATCTTGCTTCAGATCGTGCTGGATACTCTATTAGAGATAAGTACGACGAAGAAGTGTTAGGTTACCTAGCTGGTTGGAAAGGCAGCGCCGGCTCTTGGGCTAGACGTTCTGCTTCTGGTGATATCAGCGGTACAAAAGCAAACTCTTCTGCTGGTAACGACGAATTGCTTGCAGCCAATAAATTAGACATCACTGATTTCGGTGGTTCTGATATCGGCGGCACATCCGAAGTTACATCCGTGCCAATCTTGGCGGGCGGTGGAGCTGGTGGCATTACATCACCATTAGCAATCCTAAATCGTATTTCACGTATGATGGATCAAGCTAATGTTGAGTCTGATGGCAGATGGCTCGTAGTAGATCCAGTATTTGCTGAAGTACTAATGGATGAGGATTCAAAACTCATCAATCGTGACTTTGGTGGATCTGATGAAATGAGAAATGGCAGAATGCCAGGTCTTATTCGTGGGTTCCGTGTCTATAAGTCAAACAACGTACCATACTTAGGTAACGGTGCAGGAACAGCCGCAGCAGCGGGTTCTGAAACCAACTTTAGTGTGGCAGTTGCTGGACATGACAGCTCTGTAGCTACAGCGCAACAAATCAACAAAGTAGAGACTTTCCGCTCTCCAACATCTTTCGCAGATGTTGTTAGGGGTGCTAATCTTTATGGTAGAAAAATACTTCGACCAGAAGCTTTGTTCACTTGTAACTACAACATCCACTCTTAAAAGTTGGGGGCCAGTTCACGCTGGCCCCTTTTCACTTAAAGGTATTTCATGGCCAGTTCTTATATTACACTTTGTAATCTTGTTTTAAGAAGATTGAACGAAGTCGAAATTGCAGAAGCAGATTTTGCAAATGTTAGAGGGGTACAAGCTCTTGTTAAGGATGCTGTTGAGTTTTCTATTGCCAAAATTAATCAAGCTGAATTTGAGTGGCCTTTTAATGCGGCTGAACATACTCAAGTTCTTGTTGCCGGCCAAACGGAATACACTTGGCCGACCTATTTTAAAGTTTCTGATTGGAATAGTTTTCAAATTGTTGAGGATGCGTCGTTAAACTCATCCTATAAACAATTAAAATATTTAGAGCGCGATGAGTGGTATCAATATCATAGAGATGATGATTACACTGCTGGAAGCGCTGGAAGAGGTATACCTCAATATGTATTTCCCTCACACGGATCAGGCTTTGGTGTAACTGAAAGTCCTGATGCAGCCTACTCCGTGAAGTATAGATATTATTTAACACATAGCGATTTAATCAATTCGGGAGATGTAAGTCGTATACCCACAAACTTCGATTCCTGTATTGTCGATGGTGCATTATATCAAATGTATCAATTTAAAGATAACCTTGAAGCCTCACAAGCAGCCTACGCGGCGTTTGCTGATGGTCTTAAAAATTTACAAACCTTGTATATCAACAATTACGAATATGTGCGTGATACCAGAGTAAGGTTCTAATGCCAGAACAAACCCAGTCGTTCAAAGTTATATGCTCTGGCGGTCTGAACTCTAATGAAAATCATTTAGATTTATCAGACAACAAACCAGGTGCGGCCACAAGATTGGTCAATTACGAGCCGTCACTTTTTGGCGGCTATCGTCGTATCAATGGGTTTGCCCCATATAATGCTTCATACCCAGAAGTTGGCGTTGGCGGGGTTGGTACTGGTAAAATTTACTGCATTGCAATTTATAAAAATGAACACATTGGAAATCCATATTTAATAGCTGCACGAAAAAATGCATCAGGTAATACCTACTCGTTTTGGAAATATGTAGATGGTTCTGGTTGGGCAGTCTTAAACACCGGACTTACTCTAGCTGTTACAAGTGGTTCTAGAACAGTTGATAAGATTAGATTTGTACAATTTGATTTTGGCACAGGTAGTCAGATTTGTTTTGTAGACGGGGTCAATAATGCGACCGTATTTAATGGAACAAATTGGTATGCAATCAATAGCTCTAATTCTGGTGGTAGTTCGAGCCCAGGTGGCAATCAAGTTGTTAATGCACCAGAGCTCGTAGATGTATTTGAAAATCATTTATTTCTAGCAGGGGACAGAACAAGTAAGGCTGTTATAACACATTCCGCAGCAAAAGATCCTTTAACTTTCACAACAGCAGCGGGTGCAGGACAAGTTGTAACTGGATTTAATGTTGTTCAGATTAAACCATTTAGAGATAACTTATTTGTATTCGGCACTAACGCAATCAAAAGTGTAAAGGTTGTAAGTAATGCATTTGTTTTAGATAATGTAACCGCAAATGTGGGATGTGTTGCTAGAGATAGTGTCTTAGAAATTGGTGGAGATTTATTATTTTTAGCGCCGGATGGTTTCAGACCCGTTGCGGGTACTAGTCGAATTGGGGACGTGGAACTTGAAACAGTTTCAAAACCCATTCAAGGAGCTTTAGTAGATTTAATCGAAAACTATGATTTAACAACAGTTAATGGTGTTGTCATTAGATCTAAGTCTCAAGTTCGGTATTTTGTTGGGGGTAGTACTGTACCAGTTACGGATAGTTACGGAATAATAGGCGGCCTATCTGATAGTTCTGGATCAATAGAATGGGAATTTGGAGAGTTGCTTGGAATACGGGCTTCTTGCTGCACCTCTGATTATATCGGTACCACAGAGTATATTCTGCACGGTGACCATGATGGTAAAGTATATAGGCAAGAATCTGGTAACTCATTTAATGGGACAGATATCGTAAGCGTATATCAAACTCCATACTTGGATTTTGGAGAAACCGAAGTCCGAAAAACATTACGAAAAGTTAATACTTTTATAAGGGCGGAAGGCCCAATGACAATGAATTTATCAATGGCATATGATTGGGGGAGCGGTGATTCAAGCCGACCTAGTACATATTCCCAAGATAGTGCTGGTGCCCCAGCCGTGTTTGCTGGGCGTAACATTACGTATAATGGCGCTAACGTCATTTACGGCGGTGCATCTAAACCAATTATGACAAGCGATATTCAAGGCTCTGGCTTTAGTGCTAGGGCCAATTTTGTGACTGTGAGCCAAGAAGCATCTCACACAATCCAAGGTATTGTTTTCGAATTTTCTGTATCAGGGAGAGCTTAACAAATGGCGGGCTACACTAGACAATCCACTGCAACAATAATTAATGGGGCTGATATTACAGCGCCACCATTAAACGCGGAATTTAACAAATTAGTAGAGGCATTTCATGCAACAACTGGTCACGCGCATGATGGATCAACAGGTAGCGCTCCAAAAATTGTTTTAACAACAAGCGTGTCTGGGTACTTGCCAGCAGCGCATGGTGGTGTCGGAGGTAAAAATAATACAACAGCAACCACTACTCCAGGTGTTGGGGATGATAGTGGTGATGGATATGCCCCTGGTTCTATTTGGGAAAACACAAATACGGGGCGTGTATATTTATGTGTAGGTAATTCAACTGGTGCAGCAGTTTGGAGAGAGATTGTAACGATCCACTCAGGTAATTCTATACTTCCAGTCACAACCAATTCAATTGATATTGGTAGCGCCAGTTTAAAATTTCAAGATATATTCTTACAGGGCGGAATAAGTTCTGCGGGCAATACGGCAATTGGTGGGACTTTAACAGTAACAAGCACTTTGGGTGTTACTGGTGTTACCACACTAGGTACAGCAAACGTAACCACTGGTAATATTGCTACCGCTGTCTTGACCTCTGCGGATATTAACTCAGGAACAATGGATAACGTTGTTATTGGCGCCTCAACCGCTCAACCAGCTACTTTTACCACCCTTACAGCATCAGGAACAAGTACCCTTGCGACAGTAGATATAAACGCTGGTAATATTGATGGCACGGCTATTGGTTCTAACGCTGCTTCAACAGGCGCGTTTACTACAGCATCCACTACAGGATTAGCAACACTGGCAAGCGTGGATATTAATGGCGGAAACATTGATGGCACAGTAATTGGTAATGCAAGCAAAGCAGCAGCATCATTTACAACCGTAACTACAACAGGACAAGCCACACTTGCTACAGTTGATATAAACGGCGGCACAGTAGACGGAACAGCAATTGGTGGATCATCTGCTAGTTCGGGTGCTTTTACTACTTTAACCTCTTCTGGTGGCATTACAGGCACTCTTACAGGAAACGTTACTGGTAATGTAACGGGCAACGTCACGGGTGCAGTTACTGGGAACGTAACTGGTAACCTAACAGGAAATGTCACTGCATCTTCTGGCACATCTTCATTTAACAATGTTACTGTTAATGGTAACTTAAATATGAACGCGGGCACTTCCGCTACAATTACAAATTTAACAGCGCCCAGTGCAGATCTTGATGCTGCAACTAAGAAATATGTAGATGATGAGATATCTACTCTCGTAGGTGATGCGGGAGCTGGTCTAAATACACTTGGCGAACTTGCAGACGCTCTTAATGATGATGATAGCTTTAGCACAACAGTAACAAACAGTATTGCTACAAAACTACCATTAGCGGGTGGGACGCTTACAGGCGCTCTTGCTATGTCTACAAACAAGATCACTGGTGCTGGTGACCCAACAGCCGCCCAAGATGTGGCTACAAAAGCTTATACTGATACCCAACGTGATACGCGCCTTGCCCTAACGGGTGGTACACTGTCTGGGGCATTAGCTATGGGCAATCAAAAGATTACCGGATTAGGTACCCCAACAGCAAATACAGATGCAACTACAAAAACATATGTTGATACTATTCTTGGATCAGCTACAGCAGCAGCTTCCTCTGCTACGGCGGCGGCGGCAAGCCAAACTGCGGCTGCCTCAAGTCAAACTGCTAGTGCCTCATCTCAAACTGCTGCGGCAAGTTCAGCAACTTCTGCGGCGGCTTCGCTTTCAACATTTCAAAACCAATATCTTGGGGCATTAAGTAGTGCTCCCTCCCAAGACCCAGACGGGTCGGCGCTTGATCTAGGTGATCTTTATTTTGATACAACAGCGACTGCCATGAAAGTTTATGGGGGTTCGGGTTGGACAAATGCGGGATCATCTGTAAACGGCACATCAAATCGTTACTCTTATACAGCAACCGCAGGACAAACGACATTTAGCGCTACTTATGATTCCGGTTATGTCGATGTGTACCTCAATGGTGTAAAACTTAAAAATACTGCTGACTTTACCGCTACAAATGGCTCCACTGTCGTTCTAGCTTCTGGTGCCGCTGTAAATGATATTGTTGATATTATCGGCTATGGAACATTTACGTTAGCCGATCATTGGACAAAGACCCAGGCAAACGCTCAATTCGTGGACGTTGCTGGCGATACTATGAGTGGTGATTTAAATGTTGATAGCGGTAGTTTAAAAGTAAGAAGCACCAGTGGCTCTACACTAGAACTTACTAACACTTCAACTACTCTTGGAGACAATGCTTTTGTTGGTGGTTTAGCTTTTAGAAACGATGACACTTCTGGAAGTCCTCCACATTATTCTGGGATAAAAGCAAGAACTGATGGTTCTGGTGGTACAGAGATGGATCTGGAGTTCTACGCCAACAGAGATAAGTATGAAACTGATGCTCCCCATATGATACTTCGAAGCACTGGTAATTTTGGCATAAATATTGCAGACGCTTCTCAAAAGCTCCATGTTGGCGGAAACGCAATTATCACTGGCCTTACTAGATTAGGCAATGGAACAGCGAGTTCTCCAGCGTACCAATTTGTCGATGACACAAACACGGGAATGTATAGAAGCTCCAGTGATGTACTTGGTTTCTCTACTGGAGGCACAAATAGACTAACTCTCAATTCAACTGGTGCTACCTTTGCTGGAACCGTAACAGCTACAGGAATGGGAATTGGAACCACAAGCCCTTCTACCCCACTACATGTTGTAGGCAACAACGGAATTTTAGTAGATACGTCAGGTAATGGTGATGGACAAATTTATTTCGGGGGTATCTCAGGTTCAGACAGAACTTACCTATCAAGGCAAACTAACGATTTTGCAATATGGAATGTTTCAAGCGGAATAATAAAATTTGCTACTAATGACGCAGAAGTTATGCGTATAGACAGTTCAGGCCGAGTGGGAATTGGTTTAAACAACGCCTCTTCGTATTATGGTAATCAGCTAGTTGTAAGCACTCCTAATGAGGGTGGGATTACTATGGTATGTCCATCGGATGGTGAAAATTATTTGATGATGGCAGACGGAACTTCTGGTGGTGAAAGATACAGAGGTTATATCGGGTATAGCCACGCTAGTAATTATATGAGGTTTGCTACTGGTTCAGATGAACGTGTTAGAATCACAGATGTTGGAACCGTATTAATAGGTAAGACTAGCTCATCTTTTAGTACAGTAGGTCAAGAGTTTAGGTCAGGTGGAGTTACGATTTTAGGCCGTTCTGGTGGTGAACCTTTAACATTAAATAGAACTAGTAATGACGGTGGTATTTTAAACTTTAATAAAGATAATGCAACAGTAGGTAGTATTGGTGCAAATGGCTCATACCCTTATATTGGTTCTCACGGCTCATCTGGAAAAGGTATTAAAATAACTGATGCTCTGTTGCCAGCAACAAACGCTGGTGCTTATAACGATGCAGACGTAAACTTAGGTGCCTCAAACGTGCGTTGGAAAGACCTACATCTGTCAGGCACAGCATACGTTGGAGCTGGAATGCAACTTGCTGGGCACCCAGTGATCGGTTACGATTCTTTTGATGGTGGTTATGCTACACGACTAGGCAGTACTGGAAGTTCAACTCTAAACGCTACCCAAATTTATGCTGGTGGTAGTGTGCAAGCTACTTTTAAAGGTGGCAAAGTGGCAATTGGGACTACTTTAGCACCATTTACCCAGTTAGATGTGGTAAGCAGTGGTAATTCAAAGATGTTAATCCACGCTGACACTGACACCGTTGGTAGTCTTGCATCCTTAATGTTTAAGACAGATTCTCAGAATTTAGACAGCCGAATGAAGGGTGCTATTATCTTCAAAAGAGATGATCCTGGGACTAGAGGAACTGGTTCATTAAACTTTTGTGTGAACGGAGTTAATAGCGATGTGAACGCTGGTATAGCTGACGCTAAACTGACTATTGACAGCACAGGTGCAGTTACTATGCCATCACAACCAGCGTTTCTAGCTCACCCTTCTTCTAGTCAAGACAATATTACTGCTGGAGGGGCTACAACAGTTGCGTTTGGTGCAGAAAATTTTGATGTGGGTTCCGACTTTGCAAGTAATACTTTTACTGCTCCTGTAACAGGTAAATATAAACTTAGTGCTTCTGTTTATTTAAGTGTGCTTGACACAGCGGCTACTTATTATGAAGCATCTATAAGAACCTCAAATAGAAACTATCATAACATAATTCAACCAAAGTTCTCTAGTGATCCTTTCTACTGGACTCTACCTATTAATGTTTTAGCAGACATGGACGCTGGTGATACAGCTTATGTTACGATTGTACAATATGATGCTACTCAACAGACAGACATTTTAATTAGCTCATTCTTTTCTGGCTACCTAGTAGCATAACCATTGGGCGAAACAACCCTGTCATAAAGGAGACATAACAATGGCAAACCACACTAAAACAACAACACTTACAGATTTACAGCAAAAGATACTTGCTAATGATCTATACACAGCATCAGATAACTCAGGCTTAGATGCTTGGATTGATGGTGCAGTTACTGGCAAGATTAACAACTGCTGGAAACGTATGCAGTCTGAATGGACTACTAAGCTCATAAATGATGAGAGCTTTACGGATAGCATACCGAGTAATCAAGCTGACTTTGTAGCACTTGTAACAGCTAGGTCAGACTATAAAACTCGTAAACAACGAGATGACGCATCTTAATGGGAGACAATAAATGAGTAGAGCTCGCGAACTTGCAGATGGACGCACCACATTTGTTACTGACAGTATTTCTTTAGGTGATGATGAAAAAATCAAATTAGGAAATTCTGATGATCTACAGATTTTTCACAGTGGGTTAGATAGCTATATAAACGATACGGGAACTGGCGACCTTAACATTAAAGCTAGTAACAACTTGTATCTAATGAGTGGAGCATCAGAGCTTTACGCTAAGTTCACTACTGATGGTGCGGCAACCCTTTACCATGACAATGCATCAAAACTAGCTACAACTTCCACAGGCATAGACGTTACAGGCACAGGAACTTTTACTGGAAATTTGGGTCTGGGAGAATCAAACCCTTTGGACATGTTATCAATCTCATCATCTGCTGGTAATGCTGCTATTAGACTTAAGCGAACAGACACTGCTATTGTGAATGATGATATCTATGGTGTAATTAATTTTGCTGGCGATGACAGCGATTCAAACGCCAGTGGTATCCGTGGTTTTATTCGAGGTAGAGCTGCGGGCACTGGTGGTGGAATGAAGATGGAGTTCCATACCGCTGGGGGTGGTGCGGCTTTAGTTTCAGATCCTCGAATGACACTGGATGCTGATGGACAGTTAGGTATTGGCAGTGCGTCAATAGAATATCCGCTTCAAGTAAGTGGGTCTAATGTTTCGTCTGGCGGTGGTTTAGCAACGCTTGGAATATTTGATGATGGAACTGCTTATAATGGTACAAACCCAGGGGGTGGTATATCATTTAGAGGAAAGTATAATAGTAGCGGCAACATTACTAACTTTGCAACTGTGCAAGGTATTAAGGAAAACACTACAAACAATGATTACGCCAGCGCATTAAGATTTACTACTCGCAGTAACGGTGGTAATCTGACAGAACGGCTCAGAATTGATAGTGCTGGTTTAATTTCTGCTGGCCCATTCGGTGGTGCAGGGAACGCTATCATTGCTGGCTCCTCTAGCCCTAGTTATACAAACCAACCTGGCACAAACTTACTTTTAAAATCTGGCGATGGCTCTGGTACTGGTAGCTCGTATATGACCTTTTCGACAAGTACTGGTGGTGCAAGTGGCACTACTGTGCGAACAGCGGCAGAAGCGATGCGCATACAATCAGACAAAATCGTTGTCGTAACATCAGGTGCCGCTCCAATTGAACCGACCATTAAACACTCAGGCTCAACAGGTTATTTAGCAAAGCTCAGAATTACTAATCGTTCTGGGCAAGCTGCAAACAAAGGTGGTTTGTTAGAACTTGGTGGTGTGTCTGACGATGGTGTTTCTCGTTCGGATATATTTGGCTCTATCGCTGGTTTAAAGTCTACGAGTGGTGGTAGTAACAGAGAAGGTTATTTACAATTCTCAACAAGTAACGGGAGTTCACTGGCGGAAGCTATGCGTATCGACGGCTCAGGCAACGTTGGAATTGGCACTACTTCACCCAAAAGACACCTCCATATAAACGGTGGTAACGAAACTACTAAAATTCAAATTACCAACCAAACGACTGGAAGTGGTACAGATGGTGATGGTTTCCAGATTGGTATTGCTACAGACGGAACAGCAAACATCGAACAGCGCGAAAATAATGACCTTGCGTTTTATACAAATAATACTTTACGTCAAAAAATAGACTCGGCTGGTCATGTAATGATTGGTACAACTGTCGAAGGTGAAACAGGTGCACATAATTTAACAGTTGCTGACAGTGGAAACGCGGGTATTACAATTCGCGCTGGTGCAACTAGTAGTTCAGCTATTTATATGTCTGACGCTACATCAGGTGCTGGCGAATATGGAAGTTATATAGCTTACGCACATGATACTGGTAGGCTGAATATAGCTACAGCTAGTTCTCCTCGCATGACCATCGACGGCTCAGGCAACGTGGGAATTGGAACTTCGTCACCTTCAAACTTTGGCACTAATTCTCAAGGTTTAAGTATAAACGGTACAGGCAATTATCAAAACCTTGTCTTAATGAAATCTGGTGCAACACAGTTTTATCTGTACACTAACGGCACAAGCGGAACTTTCTTAGGAACTGCTGTAAATCAGCCACTAATGTTTATAACTAATGACGCAGAAAAAATGCGTATCGACGGCTCAGGCAACGTGGGTATTGGAACGACTTCAATTGATGGCACTTTGCATTTAGATGCTGGAACAAGCAGTGATTTAATTATTGAAAAAGATGCTACTGGAAGTGCAGCAGTAAGATTCCATAATGCTGGAAGTCAGACTTCATATATATCACTCGATGCGGATGAGAACATGACTCATTATGGAGGTTCTGGAGTAGACCAAATATTTTATGCTGGTGCAGCAGAACGTA